ACTATTCCGCCCTCGAGGATTAGTCCGGCAAATGTCATAGGTTTAAGAGGTGTAGGCCCATTCGGTAATTCTTTTTCATATACTTCTCTTGTGTTGCGAATCAACTGACGTTCTTTAATAAGGTGATCCATTCCAACACGTTCAACAACTTCAAACCAAGTTCCGTTGCCTACTTCTTGTAGTGCTTTAATAACCCATACTTCACTGCCTTGGGTTACTGCACTGCTCAAGTTAGCAATGTTGTCTGCTGGTTTACGCTGTCCAGTTTTATCCATAAACTGATAAACTGCGATTGTAATCTTTTTGCCATCAATAGGTGGCACTGCACTCATCATCATAGGTATAGGTGATGATTGTACACTAGGCGGATTGCCTATTTCTACTGAACTAGGAATACTTGTGCAACCTGTCATTAGTGCTAGAGATAATAATACTGCTAATAGTTTCATTAGAAGTTAAACTCCCCGCCGCCTGGGATTGTAATAGTTGTTACACTACCATCGCTTTCTATTACTTCAAGTGTAATTTCACCAGTTGTAGTATCTTTGAGCCAAGTAATCTGTGACCCTTCTATTTCTGCTGTACCTGCGCTTGCACATGTTGCACCTGTATCATCTGTACAATCTGCAAACATACTGTCGACCATCTGTTTTGATAGCTGTGCATATATACGAGATTCTACGTTCTTTATAAACTTGTTGAGTGTTGTGTTTTCTAGTTCGCGCTCTAGTCGTGCAGCTTCTGCATCTGCGTTTTCTTGTATTTCTTTTTTACGATTATACTGTAATTGCTCAACGGATAACACATGGGTACTGTATCCGTTGCCATAATGAAATGCTGGGTTTTTAAAGCCCCAAGTCAAGTCACCGGCTGCTGCACCACTCATTGCAGCGATTGCTAGAGCTGTAGCAAGTATTATTCTATTTTTCATGTGGATGCCCTCCACATGTATTTATGTGATTAATGTGTGAATTTTGTGCTAGTTAAATGGTAGCGTTTGGATCGTTAGCAGGTTGTGGTTTTTCTGTAGCAGCTGGCTTTTCTTTAGGCTGTTCTTGCTGTACTTTTTTACGCTCTGCTTCTGCTTTGTCTAGTTTTTCAATGTCAGCTAGATCTTTTAATAGTGGACCCATCTCAACTAGGTTACGAATAGCGCCGCCCGACTTTGCAGTTCTTAGCTGGACAAGAACGTTCTTGCTAGGTATTTTCATCTTGCCATCTTTGCCAAGAGCATATTCTGCTTTTTCACCTAGTAAAGTTCCTACAATACTGATTCTGTGATTAGATAGTCCAGGTTCGTTAATAACCTGTAGATCGTAAAGTTCTAGTGCTGCTAGTAATCTTGAGTCAAATGCAAGTTCTTTGTATGCAACTTTTGCACTAGGAGAAAGAATAACCATTGTTACACCTTCTTCTTCTCTAGTAGCATGATAGTTAATACCATCATAAACATTTTGTACTAGTTTGTATTCTTTTTTCGTATTGTCACCCTTTGTATACTCCGTGGCTTGTTTAGCCATTTCACTGTATAGTTTTTCAAAAGGTCCTTTACCGTAGTTGTAGTCTTTGTAGTCAGGATCTGTGCTAGGCTTAAATCCAAATGTAGTTGCTAGTTTGTCGGGCAATCTAAACTTAAGAACACTTTCAAAGAAGCCTGCTGCGGTTTCATATTCAGCACCACTTAGTTGTCCAAACTGCTTAACACTTCCTGCTTTAAGACTCAGTAGTCTAGTTACTTGTCCGTCATATGTGATCTTAAGGTCAACTTTAGTTACACTTTGCTGTGTAGCATCGCCGCCGTCACTTAGGATTTGAACTTGGTTCTTTTTAGGATCTGCTTTTGCTTTTTCAACTGCTGTAATACAACGTTCATTTCTATTAGCATATTCTACTGCTGCTTTGATTTGCATCTGCAGGTCTTTGATAGTTTGTGCTTCAACACCTTCATCAACAATCTTAAATCCTTTTGGAGCAGCCATTGGATCGTCTTCTTCAATCCACATTCTCAATGATTTCATTGAAGTAGCATTAAGTGTTAGTTTGAACAAATAATTATCATCTTCAATGCCTGCGGTTTCATAGTTAGTTTCACCATCTATTGTGCCTTGTGAAACAACGTTCTTAAGAACGTTTACAATGTCAACTGGCTTAATAGGCTTTCCGCCTTTGTCAAACTTTGCTGTAATACTTGCGCCAAGAATAGCCTCAGCAGCATCACCTTTGTTAATGCTCATAGCACCTGTTGCTGCTTCTGTTTTCCACATTTTGTTAAGAGCATATTCTTCGCCGTCAACAGTAAAAGTAGTTTTAACAATCTCTGCTACATCTGTCTTAGGATTGTTTGCCCATGTTTCCCATTCTTCGCTACTCATTTCTGCGCCATTGTAAGTGATCTTATCAATAATACCAAAAGTACCTTCTTTGGCTTTTACTGTTTTACCTTGTGGAACAAATGCAAAAGGCTTATTAGCTCTCATGCTTTTTGCGATAGCAATAACATATTTTCTATCGCCTGCTGGGTTTGTTTTGCCCATTTCTTTAGCAGCCATAACATTACTAGGCAGTGCTTCTTCTTTGAGCATTTTTGTTTCTACAAGTTTAAAGTCAGCAAATCTCATGTGGGTTTCCTATTATGTTGTATTTATGCTAGTTTAGGAAACAGCATGTCTGTGCAGAACTTGTCTACATCTTCTTCAGGAAGCCCTAGACTTTTCATAACATTAGGAGTGTGTGGATTCTGTTGCTGATTGTGACAGTAATAGTCTTGACATGCAGCGACAATAGTCGGATCACCTTCTTTATCAGTAAGACCTACTTCATCAAAATAAGCATGAAGATTGTTTAGAGCAATCTCAATAATAGCAACTGCTTCTTCTTCTGTGGTTACATTTCCTGCGGCAAGCATTTTATCTGTAAAGATGTTGCGAGCCCACTCAGGCAGTTCACGTTGCTTCTTAGGAATAAAGTCTTCTACGCTTTCGTAGTAACCTTGTATCATAGGGTGGTCAGGATCAGCACTTGGTGAAAAGTCATGGAACGCACCAGTCATCTTGTTCTTGCCTGCGATTACATCGAAACCGTATATAGGTGCAGGATTGTCAAGTGTTGGAAATATGCATACATGCATCATCCATAAACCCTTTGTATCTCTAGCGTCAACTACATCGATGTGAGCACGTCTGATACTATCGTTGGACCAAACACGATTAATCCAACCGCTATCTGGACGGTTAAAATAATCAAGACCGTCTTCTTGTACTTCTTTTGCCTTTTCATTAAAAATATTTATGATTTCATTTTGACATTCTATAAGTCTATCCCAGATAACACTCATTCTGTTAATCCTGCCATCTCTTGAAATAATCTTGTAGCAAAGTCAAAGCATAGTTTTGCTTCGTCTGCCATGTCGTCATTGATTTTAGAACGTATATGTTCTTTAAGTTCATCTACTGGACGATTAAACTGATAAAATAATCCTTTGCCAGGAACACGTTTTGCAATCATTTGTCCGCCACTTAGATCTCCCATATGTCTTACATAGATGTGTGCCATTAGTTTTTCAGCATCATCTTTAATACTCATTAAGTGATCCATATATTCACGTACACTTTTACATAATGCAGGCTGTTTAAAGTCATCGCTCCAAAGCTCTTGGTAGTCTTCATGTATGCGTGGTGCTCGCCTTAGCTCAGGCACCCCATCAAATAACCCATGCATCATGCCTAGCATTTCTAGTGTATTATATGCTGGATGTTGATTGAAAAGATATGTTGCATATCTTTCATTTGTTATTTTGCCGCCCATGAGTTCTTTAACAAACTCTTGACGTTCTGCATTTTTATGATGTTCCCAAGTTAAATCTTTTAAGCTCATTCTTCCTCAACCTTACATATCAGTGGAAACCCTTGATTGCGACTTGCATTAACAGTTTCTACTGCTTTTTGTTCTGCTATTTCGTACTTATAAGTGCCAACGACTGCTGATCCCTCATTGTGAATAGTTAACATTATTTCCTGAGCTGACGTAAGGCTGTGTCGATAGATTTCTTGTAGTACTTGTACTACCCACTCCATCGGAGTTCCGTCATCATTTAACATGATTACATTATAGTTGTTAGGTTCTTTAATTTCACGTTTGATTTTTTCGTCAATAACTACTTCAGTTGTCATACCTGTTCCTTAAATTGGGGGAGTATAAAACTCCCCCTAGACTGTTTACTTTTCGTTTGCGTCTACGTCGATTGCTTCTGTCACATGACCATTCCAGTCTGTGATTTCAATCTTCTTAGGTTGTAGTTCTTCTGGAACTTCACGCTTTAGGTGCACATTAAGCATACCTAGGTCAAGTCCAGCACTGACAACTTCTACGTGGTCAGCAAGTGTAAACTCTCTACGGAAGTTGCGACCGCCAATACCTTTGTGCAGGTAGTTGACATGTTCGCCTCCCTTAGGAGCGATACCTTCAATCTTAAGAACGTTCTTGTCTTTTTCTACAGACAGATTATCCATACCAAAGCCAGCAACGGCAACAGAGATCATATACTCGTCTTCGTTGATTTGTGCAATGTTGTATGGGGGATAACCATTTCCATTAGGACTATTTGCAAATTGTGTTTCTAATTCGTTAAACAGTCTGTCAAAGCCAATAGTTGCTCTATGAAAGTGTGGTAGGTCTAGAGTTGTTAGTCTTGTCATGTTTTTTCTCCTTTAATAAGCAAGATTAATATTAGGATCCTTTCGGCATCCTAGTACATTATAACTCTTATAATGTACACAGTTATTTATCATTTGCCAATCGTGCTTTTTTCATAAACAGAGTTATGAGTTTGAGTACAACGAACAAATGTTGTACACTTAGATAGGTGCTTCAAGCGCACTGCTCCAGCATACGTACAGGCAGACCTAATACCCCCGAGTATTTCTTGTACGGTTATACCCACAGATCCCCTGTAGGGTACAAGGACTGTCCTGCCTTCCGAGGAACGATAATCTTTCAATCCTCCGAAATGCTTTTCATTTGCACTTTTACTGCTCATGCCGTAAAACTGTACAAAGTGTCTTTGTTCAAAGTGTGGCACATAAGTACCATCATCTTGTCTTGTGTATTCATTGTTTGCATAGTGCTTTGTGATTACTTCGCCGCCGCCTTCATCGTGTCCGGCAAGCATACCACCTAGCATTACAAAGTCTGCTCCAGCGGCAAATGCTTTGGCTACATCGCCAGGAGTAGTGCAGCCACCATCCGCAATGATATGGCCACCAAGACCGTGAGCAGCATCAGCGCACTCAATAACAGCGGAAAGCTGAGGGTAACCAACACCAGTTTGGATCCGTGTTGTACAAACACTTCCAGGGCCGATGCCCACTTTAATAATATCTGCGCCAGCAAGAATAAGTTCCTCCGTCATTTCGCCAGTTACTACATTTCCAGCGATGATTACAATATTTGGATATGTCTTACGCATTTCTGCAACAAAGTCACGGAAGCGATTTGAATATCCGTTTGCTACGTCAATGCAAACGTATTTTAGATTACCGTCTGCACGTTCATATACACTTTTAAACTTGTTCCAGTCACTGCCATTAATGCCAATGCTCATAGCGACATAGTTTGTACGTTCATACATATCTGTATCAAAGTACTCTACTAGTTGTTCTACGCTATAAGTTTTAACTAAGCAAGTGAAGATACCTGCAGTTGCAAGTTGGTCAGCCATTTCAAATGTGCCAACGCCATCCATGTTAGCAGCCATAAGAGGAATGCCACGCCAATGACGTTCTTCTATATTATCTGGAAAGTCTGAAGTATAGTTACGGAATGTGTAACCTCGTTCTAGGTCTACTTCCTTGCGTGATCCTAGTGTTGAACGCTTAGGCCGTATGAGTACGTCCTTGTAGTCAAGTTTAACGTCTTGTTCGATGCGCATTAGAAGCCTCGTTCTTGTTCCTGTTTACGTTGTTTTTTCAACCAGCGGGCACGACCTGCTGCTTTTGCTTTTTTGCGTTTTTCGCTTGGTTTGGTGTAGTGTTGTCTTTCACGTAGTTCTTGAAGAATACCATCTTCTTGAACTTTCTTTTTAAACTTACGCAATGCGTAAGCGAAGTCGCCATTACGGACTTCAACTGTAAGACCTGTTTTAACACGGTCTTTACTATTCGAGTGTTGTCTTCTCAAAGTTACCTCCTAAGGTTTGTAAGAAATCAAACGAGTATATCTTATTCTTACTAATATGATTATATACTGGTTTCTCTATATTTGTCAACCAAAAAGTTGTTGGTTGCGCAAGAAAGTATGCAATAAAGTCTTTTAGGTGAGGAGAAAGGTTGTCTAAATCTAAAATAGTAAGTTTACTACTTCTAAAAACACTCAATAACCAAGCAAAATTACTAGGATCATATGTCCTATGTTCATACAAATAGACATTACAAGATATGTTTGTAGTTGCTAAAAACTCTTCTTGAAACTGAGACAATCTTTCTTGACTAGGATTGATTAACAATATATCTGAACTAGCGTCATAAACTCTATCAGGACTTGTTATTATCTTAATCTTGTTCAGTTCGTCTAATTCTGTTAAAGATGCTTGATTCATTTTGTTCCGCATTTTGTTGGTAACCTTCGGGCTCTTCTACAGTTGTATACTGTGGTCTTTCCCAAGGTAATTCATCTATTACACCTTTTATATATAAGTTTTTATATCTCTTGAGGGTGTCTTCTGGATGTTCTGCCTTCCACTTTACTTTGCCTTGCTTCCACTCTTCGGTTTCTTCTTTAGCTTCGTACTCAGCTTCCCTTTTTGACTCTTCCAACAATGCGGTAGGTTCTACCTTTTTTTTTGATTCTACCTGTTCAGGTGCTGTAGCACTTCCTCCGGGGTCCTGCTCGGTACTAGTTCCTTCTTGGGTTTCGCTACTGTCAGGAACTTGTTCTTCGTCAAGTTCCACATCGCTCCATCCCGATATACTTTCCTCATCATCGGCTTCTCGATTTCGTTCATCAAGTTCCACATTACCATCTTGTATATTGCTGTCTGTAGGTTCATCCACTCTTGCATCTTCTACTCCTTCTCCGGCCACAGCCATTCCTTCGGCAGTGTCTCTTCCATTATCGCTGGCTCCAAGTTGTCCAACATCAGCTTCAGCTGTTCCAACGTCATTTACTTCTTCCTTTTCTTCAGCCGTCGCAGGATCATCAATATTATAGCCAGGGTTGTCAACTATGCGCTGTGCTCTTGCTTGCTCGTATTCTTGTCTCTCGAGCCGAAGACGCTCACCGTCGTCATCCTTGCGTTTGCGATGAAACTCAAAGGTATATTGGCTTGCGATTAATAGTAGAACTGCTAGTGGATCAAACACAAATATAATAACTAGAATCACCCAGCGTACTGCTTCTTCTAGTAGATTTGTATCTGCACTTTCGCCATATACAAACTCAGCAATATATTTGACTGGGCCTACTTCTGCTTCTAGTTTGCGATACTCTGCTTCTAGTGCATATTTTTGTTCAGTAAGTGTATCTATTTCTGCGTTTGCATCTTTAATGCGAGTGTTTTGTTCTTGTACTTGCGCATCTATTTCTGCGACTTTGTCTGTCTGTGCTAGTTGACCACGTAGTCTTTCTATTAGTGCTTGTGACTGTGCTACTTGGTCTTCTGCACTTTTACGTAGTCTTTGTATTTCATCTCGTGCTGTTTGTATAACAGGCGACTCTGTTTGACGTACTTCGTCTATTTTGCCTAGCATTGTGAGTTCACGTTCTTTTAGTGCAGGTATTTGAACTGTTCTAATATCTTTAACAACACCTGCTAAACGATCACGCTCTGCTGTAACTTCTGCTCCTGCATCTTTGCGTACCTGAGCAACTTCGCCTTGTATTTGTGTTATACGATCACGCTGTCCGCTTACCCATTTTGCTAGTGCTTCTCTAGTGTTGTTACCAAACAATCCGTCACTAGACACACCAATAATAGCTTGTGCGGCTCTTACCTGTGATCTTTCACCACTATTGATTTGATTTGTTACACGAATGATTTCTTCTTCAATAGCACTAATCTGTGCAAGCAAAGGTTCTACCGCACTGTTATTAACTTCAAGATTTGTAATAGAAGTTTCATATTCTCTAGCACTGTTTTCTAAACGAAGTATTTCAGCTTGTATACTTGTAAGCTGATCCTCATAAGGTTTAGTTCTAGTGTTGTCAGTTTCTCTTGCATCTGAAATAATCTTATTCTGCTGATCAATAGCAGGCTGAATACGTTCAAATGCTTTGTCAATACGGTCTTGTTCTTTATCTATTTGTGCTTGTATGTTAGCATCAGCCCCTGTGCCGCTAGACTCTAACTGTTTGATCTTTGTTTCTGCACGTTCAATAATACCTTCTTGACGTGCAATCTCAGAAGTTAGTCTTTCAACTTGTGCTACACTTTCTTGGCTTGCACTTGTTTGTTCAATGTGTGCTTTAGACAAAAAGCCAAAGATACCCATAGAAGTTATTAGCATTAGTACAACCACAGCTAGGGTAAGGTAACTCTTTAGCCACCAAACAGTTTGCCGCCAGTACCGATGGAGCCAAACTGCTGTAACAAGTTTTGCTATTTCTAGTGCGCCGCCCATAATCATAATAGGCACTGCGGCGGCAGCAAAGATTGCTACCAGCCCAGCGACACTATAATATATTGCTACGCCTGATATTGTTAATGCTGTGATTAATACTAATATTCCTAATGCCATCTATCTTTCCCAACGATAAAACACATGCGCTCCAATACGTCCTACTAAGGCAAAATCTCTTGCCCAGGCAGGGTCAACATATGTTGCATGATAATGTGTTGCTCCTTCTGTAACTCCTCGATAACGTCCATCTAAAATCATAAAGTATGCTGTCTGCTGTGCAGAAATCCAAGCATCTTGATCTGTAGGCGTGTCATCTCTCCCATCGCAATACCAACTAAACTGACATTGGTTGCGGATAGGAATCATTACTGTTTCATCCTTCCAACTAGGTCTCATACGAGCCTGATATACTACATCGCAGACTGTGTCAGGATAACGAGTATCATGCACACGATTAAGCACGACATCTGCGACTGCCGCTTGATCAGCAAGGTTACTGCTCCTTGCTTCATGATATATATTAAGCGCCAAACAATACTCTTGAGGATTGCTGCTACTTTTATATAGTTCTCTAATGCCTGCATTTGCCTGTACTGCAAAAAGAATGCCTGCTAGAGATAGCAAAAACTTTTTCATTTTTCTTCCCTCGGTCTACTATTTAAGTGGTTTTCTGTGGAGATTTAAGTACATACTTTAGTTTCTGCGCATCTGAGCAATCTCTACTGCTTGTTCTTTGTTGTCTGCAAACACTGGAACCATGTTACTTTTGTGCATAGTTGCAATGCCTAGCAGTTGGCGCTCGCCTGTGTACTCCATACTTTCTTTCTTTACACACGGTGCAAACTGGTCTGCGTTATGGCTCGGAATATGCTGTGTTTCTCTGCGATAGTTAGTTGCAGGAACAAAAGGTTTGAACTCTTGCTCTTGTTTGCGTGGCTTGTGTTCGCCTCGGATGTACGAAAGATACTGTTCGAACTGCTCGAACTGTGCCGAATGGCAGTTCGTCTGACGCATACGTTTGTTGTATGCTCGCCATTCTTGTTCTAGTTTAACTCTTTGATTGTCTGTAAGTTTCTTCTGCTTACGCTTCTTGTAGTTGGTCGTAGTCATATACGGACCTACCAAATGCATAGTCATAATAAAACCCTGCCTTTCTAAGTTAATAATATCTATAGTATAGCAGGGTTTTATTGAGTTGTCAACCTATATTATGCAGTTCTTCTTTGCATAATCTTGTATTTTACAGTAGGTCTTCCTGCTCCGAAGTCATTCGATACAGTATCGACTACTCTAACATCAAAGCCAGCTTCTCTTAGCTCTGATAGTCTAGCACCAGGTGACGCTATATGTAGTGTATCTTTCAACTCTTCGGTAGTAAATGTTTTACCATTACCCCAATAGTTTTGTAAGATAGTTTGATTTTGTGTTCCGGCTTTGTAGAATCTAGTGCCTTTTACTTTGTTTTTTACTTTAGTTTTCATAATAAAATACTCCTTTATTATTGTTTTTTATAATAATATTACACTAATAAGGAGTATTTGTCAACCTTTATTTTTCTTCCATTAGAGCCACTGCTTCATCATATTCTGCACGATCAACAATGCCTTCACGTAGAAGCTTTTCTCTGTTGGCCATGTGCTTCATTTGGATTTCTTCTTTGCTACCACCAAAGTAAGCAACAGCATGTCCCTCTTCAACAAGTATGTCTGTTACAGTTTTTGTTTCACCATTATAGTCTACTTTGAAGTCACCTAGGATACGTCCGAACTTGCCTTTCATATCTTCGCCTTTGCGATCTTCTGTGGTAATAAGTTTGCCACCATTCTTCATAAGCTCTTTTAAACGTGCTTTGGCTGCTTCGCCGAACAAGTCTTCTACCTTGTCTCTTGTGCGTGACTCTGGTGTGTCTATGCCCATAATGCGTACACGCTCATCAGTTAGTGTTACGCCAAACCCTAGATCGATATCAACATCAACGGTATCTCCGTCAACTACTTTAATGACTGTTACATCATATTCATTTTGTGTTTGCATTTGCCCTCTCCTTTGAAATGCTATTTTGTTATATTAAACGTTAGATTTTCGTGATCTGGATAAGCAACTACGGTTGGACCTTCTGGACACATATAATCAATACGTGCCAATAGTGTTGCAGGTCCTGCAGGCATCATGCCAACGTGTTCTTTATCAATAGTAAACGTAAATCCAAACTTGTCAATCTTGTCTGATGCAGGTCCACTAAACTTTGTCATACCAGGAATAGCTTTGTGAACCATATACTTGCTGTCCTTGACTTCAAGCGTAAATCCTTCAACACTGCAATCGTCTCTGTGCTTTTCACGTGCAACGATAACATCAAAGGTTCCAGTAGCAGGAGCATCAGATACTTGAAAATGTTCTGGTGCCCATGTAAGAATGTCTTTGCTTTCTAGTTTATCCCATAGTGTATATCCGCCACCAATCAATGCAAATGATGCTGTTACTACGCCAATTCCCTTGGTAATATTTTCTACGTCAAAACTAAACATTATTATTCCTTTGCCGGCTTCTTACCGAATAGTCTGTCGTATCCAGGATCTTCATCGTATGATCCTGCCCATTTGTTTTCTGTAAACTCTGCAAAATCAATCAAGTCATCAACATCAGTAGATAGTTCTGTTAACCATATACTGTTTTCTTGTAACATTTTTTTCATATCAGCAATATCACGAGCCATGTTTACTTCATCTTCCACAGCCATCTTGCTGGTAAGTTCGCTTACTTCTGTTTTCAATAGTTCTATTGTTTGTGCTTGTTGTGCGGTCCACCATACAAATGCACTTACTTGCATTACTATTGCAATAACTACGCCTATTCCAAATTTCATATTCATTTACTTCCACCTATGTATCCACCAATAACACCAATCAATCCTGTTACTGACATTTTCATTAGTGTAATTACACTTTCATCAACAGGCCTATTTTCTTCTAGTGCTACAATATAGTCACCTATGATAATAACTCCTAGGAGTATTAACACTCCTGAAGTTATTAGTAGTATTACTATGTCCTTAAAGTTCTTAATCATGTTATCTTCCTTGCCCGCGATATCTTTTGTAAGACTTCCGCTTGCCTTTGCTCATTGAACTGGTTTTGATCATACTGTGATTTCCGCCAATGCTTGTTTTTTTGCGAGTAGGTTCCAAGACACTACTTCCGCCAATAAATGCTTTTGCCATTGTAGACCTCCCAATCTATTATAGTTGTATTTATTGAAAATCGGTCATAAAAAAAGGGCGACCGAAGCCGCCCAAGTTGATCGCTATACAATCAGATTAGAAACTAAAAGTTGCTTTCAAAGAAACTTCACCACGCTCTTTTGCGTCGAAGTCATATGAAGTACCTGCAGATAGTTCTACATTTGACCATGTAGGTAGTGTGTATGTTGCACCAAAGTCAACTGATGGTAAAACATCAAACTCGTCAAATAGAGTTACACCGCCTGCATTGTCATATGCACTTAAAGTCATTCCTGCTGTTAGTTCAAGACCTGGAGCAGTAACTGGCTCTAGTGCTAGTTCTGGATTGATTGTGACTGTAGTTGTTTCTGCATCAAGTTTATACTCTGCTACTACGTCTGTGTTCAGTGCTAGGCCTGGAACTGATAGGTCCATAGCTGTTGCTGAAGTTGCAGCCATTGCGGCTACCATTGCGATTACGAATGTACGCATATGTTCATTTCCTTTTTTGATTTTATTAACAATAATATACTATAGCGCAAAACGTTGCATTTTGCACATACTATTAGTTATCATTGCGATGCAGCATTTTCACTAGGTGTGATTACAAAAGAAGAAAGGTGTTACATCTCTGCAACACCTTTCTAGCCGTTTGGTAACAAGGTGGACTAACCCCGTGAATCATGCCGCTAGGGCTAACTCAGGTGCAAAGTTATCGTTTGCATTTGTGTTTTGTAAACTTGCCTACCTGTCGAAACCTATTTCGCCCCCATCATAAGCACTCTGTTTAGTTCTTTACGATCCGCCCTCGTCAGGTTGGGATAGAGTGCTTATGGTGGAGGCGTCCGGTACCGCCCCGGAGTCCAAATACGCTTTGTAACGCCTACAGGTTATTTATAACAGTTTATACTTTAGATGTCAACCGCTTTTTTGCTTGGCGTTTTTGCCCAGGCTGCTTCAAATCCTAACTCGCCATATACTGCTCTTTCGTGGTTGCCCCACAAGCGTCTAAAGTAAGATTCATATGTGTCGCGAATATCTTTTTCGTTCCAAGATTCAGGAATGAGTTGACCTTTGACTAGCCAGTAAAAGCGATTAGCTTCTTTGAGTTCAAAATACGTCATACTAATATTTACAAAAAGAAAGGATTATAACGCTAACATACGTTATAATCCTATCAAGTTCCAGCCGTGATTGGCTATTGCATTTAAGATAATAAAAATGCCGACAAAAAGCTCGAACCCCACAATAAGAGTACGAATGATTGCAACTCTGTCAGCTCTATCGTCGTCTTCATATGCTTTTGCTCCTAGGGCCTTAGCCCACAAAGACCACATTACATTGTGTTCTTTTTCTCTTGGATTTCTGCTCTACGTGTTTTTGTAAGTTTGCCTAGATCACCTAGTGCTTTACGAGCTCTAGCGGCTGCTGCCTTAACACCTTTTTCTTCAAATGTTACAGATTCTTGTACATAAGTTTGAAATGCATGTAAAATCTGTTCATGTTGTGTTTGTTCACTCATTAGTTTTCTCCTGTAACTATATCGTATATTTCTTTCCAGTTAAGTACTTTAGTAATACCTTCTGGAACTGTTTCGTGCATGTTATGGCCATGCTCCATTAGTATTGGTCGAAGTCCAAACTCTTTACCTACTATAGCATTTTCAAGTTTATCTTCAACCCAATAATAGTTTGTACCATTGTATGTTACAAGTATTTCATCTTTGTCTGCACCTGTATCTAAACATACAACTTTTTCAAATGCTGTTTTACCAAAAAGTTTTTGTAAGTTCATTTCACGTAACTTACCTGCATTTGGATCAGTACTTAAACTAGTTATGCAATGAAAAACATATCCATGTTCTTCGTGGAGTCGTTTTACATAAAACATTGCATCACGAAGTGCTGGCAAAAATCCTATTGCTGCACTTTCATTAAAGATTTTGATTAGTTGTTTACCCTGCTCTTTTGTGATACCGTATCGTTCTCCGATATCATATAACAAGTTACCATTTTCGATTGAGGTGTGTCCGTGTTGTTCCATCCACACACCGAATGCCCATTCCCAGTTTAGTAGTACACCATCTGCGTCTACAAGTATAACTTTGTTATTCATTAACATTGCCTTTCTCTTATTGCCTTATTTTATACTTTATTATAACTTCGTTTTTACAGTTTGTCAAGTCTAAACTGTATAACCACTTTGCCTTAATATCTGTACAAATTCTGCGTACATACTTGCTCTGCCGCCGCTTGGACCCCAGCATCTTTTAGCTCCAATATCGGCATGCATAAAGCTATTATAACATCCAATACCTGTAAAGCCTGCTTCTATTGCTTTTTGAATAAACTGCTTTTTACCTTCTGTTCCTGACAGTGGCCATTGTATATCAATAGCCTTTCTCTGTACGTGCATACTGTTACGTGCGCCGCCTATCCTAGCATTGTATTCAGGTGTGCGATATCCACTATTCAAACGTAAAGGTCTACCTATTGCTTGTGCAAGTGCTATTGCTTTCTCTCTTACTTCTGGAAGCACATTTGGGTTAACGTGTGATTGCCACTCTAACCATTCACTAGGTTCTACTGCGCCTGTTGGTGGAGGTGTTCCTACTGCATCATCGCCTTGTGCTTGCGCTGCACTACCAGGTGCAGGTTGTACACCTGTTTGACCTGTTATAGGGTTTACACCATCAGGATTACCTCCGCCATAAGATTCTAGTGCTTCGTTCTGATCCGGATCTCCACCTAGTGCAAGTTCGTTTGCACGATCTTCTAGTATCATTCTAGCCATGTCATCGTTGATCATTACAGTATCAGGTATACCTAATGCAGCCGCTACTGCACCTCCCATTGTAGGGCCACCATTAATGAAGACATTTGACGAGCCGGTTACTGCTCTATCACCGTCACTATCTACATCGCCTACTCTATGTGCTCTTGGCATTAACCTACTCCTGTTCCGTCTTCTTGTGTGTATGCTGGCGGCGGTGCATCTCCGCCACTGTTAATATCGTTTAGTATATCTTGTATTGTACGTGGTACAACATTACCTGTAACTGGATTCACAATGTCAGCATTTGGATCACTGTTTGGCACTGCTGTTCTATCCTCTGGACGAGGTGCAGGCCAACGTTTTTTACTTGCGGCAAAGTCTGGTAACTGATCTGGTGGTCCGCCAACTGGTCCAGGTGTTGGCGTATTGTTGCTTAGTCTATGATAACCTATAGGACCGCCGTCTGCTACGTATGGGCTAGACACAGGCAGACTACCTCTTAAACCGTCATCTGGAGCATTAGTTACTTTTGCTTCTTTGTAGTACAATCCATCTACTCTAAATATACTTCTAGGATCATCGTTGTCAATGTCTTGAGCGATACCTAATGCCAATAATATATCTTCTCTTGTTTCTGTATCTTCACCACTTGGTGCTGCTACACCTCCCGAGCCTCCAGTAAGTCCAGTACCTCCTGTAATGTTTTGACGTATTCTTTCTGCATCATTTGCTCCGGCTGCACTCATACTAATCGCTAACATTGCACGTTGGAAATCGTTTAATACTCCATTCGTAACAACACCTTTTTCTGAATCTTCAACTCTGCGTCTAATAAGTCTTATATCGTCTCTTATACCTGTTAGTGCTGAAATAATACGATTGTATTCCGGCGTCATGTCTATATGATGATACGGATCTGGCATTATGCATTACTCCTTGGTGTCATTAGTTCTTTCATATATTGTGGAGCGTTTGCATAGTTTGTGCTTGTACCTGTTGCACTTCCTCCGCCCCATGTACGTGTTGCAATAACCCCAGATATTGCACCTTGTAGTTGTCCTATCCAACCAATGTCTACGTGTATGACATTGTCACTCATGTAGCCATTACCTTGACCGATACCTGTTGCTCCAGCGTCTCTAGCTGCTCGCATAAATCTCATCATGATTGCAAGGTCAGCCGGATTAGCTCCTTGTAGTTGTCTACCATTAAAGTCTGGTGTATAAAGTGCAACATCAGCACCATAACCTTTATCGTGCCTATTCGATCCTGTTCTGTTTACACCGTCTCTGCCGCCTTCACTGACAGGAACTTGCCCGCCGCTTGTAATAATAACATCAACTCCTGCTTCTTGTGCAGCCGCATCGAGTATGTCCATTAGCTGTTGCTGAATAGGCAAGTTACGTTTACCGCCTTGGTTACCATAGCGAACATTGCCTGTCGCTTCTCCACTTGCTTCTATAATATCACCTAGTGCTGCTTGCGGTACATTTACAGTTCTTCCATCTGATGTTGTTACAGTTGGTGCACCTGCATATCCTGCTGGTCTAACTTGAGACCCGCTGCCGCCCAAAAAGCCGCCGCCGCCACCGGCGTTTTGTAGAGTTGAATAGTTAGATGTACTTGTGTTTGAAAAGTCTGTAGGAGTTCCTAGTTCAGCATTTATGAAATCAACTATGCCACTTTCCTGTAGATTCTGTTCTAGAGCTGCTTGGGCTGCAATATTTGCAGGATTATTTGCTACAGTGTCTGCTTGACGAACATATGCACCTTTATCTTCGTCATCTAATCTATCAGTAATAATCCTAATGTCAGATTCCATATCTTCAAGTAAACTTGCTATTTCTGCAAGACACGCCTGATGTGCTAAGTCATAATCAATATGAACATGATCGGGTGGACTACTGCCCGGATCAGTATCAACATCAGGATGGTTTACTGTAGTTTGACCTACACCTTCAACTTGAGATTGTGTAAACTCGTTAGGGGTTGAACTTGCTGACATCTAAACTCCTTGTTTTAGATGGCAATACCTGTTGTGTTTTGTACGTATTGACTTGCCATCTCTTTTTCTGTTTTTGCAATCATTAATATTACACTTTTATTTAGTACCACATCAGCATCTGCTTTTAAGGTAAAGGCAAACGGTCCTAGTCCAATGCCTTGTTGTGTTGCCATAATAGCCATTGGTTTGTTTACTTTAACTGTTTTATCTGTTTCTTCTACAAGTCGTGCAACAATCTCTTCAGTAAGAGTTTTAATGGTGATAGTATCACCATTTTTATAAGGTGCTTCGATTAACATTATAATGTGTGTCCTGTTCCGTTATAGTTAGTTTCTTCTAGGTATGTGCCTAGTTTGTCGTATCCGCCGATGCTAGTTCCGTTTACTTTGATCTGTGGGAAAGTACGTGCTCCTGGGAACATTTCTAATACTTCTTCGCGAGTAAAGTCTGTGTCAAGTTGATAATACTTGAAAGGTAGCTCACGCATTTCGCATAAACGCTTTGCAGCATCACAGTGCGGACATGCTGGCTTTCCGTAAATTTCTATCATAAACTAAATCCTTTAAGTTTTTCTTTATCGACATCTTGCTTGATGCCTCCAATAATATAGGACTCTACTTCTGTTTCTTGTGGTGCAACCTGCAAGCCTGAACTTGACAACCAATGCTGTGTCCAAGGTAGTGGGTTAGTGTTTACTGGTGCATCAAAGATAGCATCTAAGTTTAATGCTTTAAGTCTACGGTTAGCAATGTATTCAACATATTGATTCAATAGGTTAGTATTCAATCCGATCATAGAACCGTCTTTGAACAAGTATTCTGCCCAAGCCTTTTCTTCTTCAACACATTCGCGCCATAAGTCATATACTTCTGCTTCGCACTCTTTAGCAACCTTAGCCATTTCTGGATCGTCTTTACCTTGTGCCCAAAGTTTAAGAACGTGTGTGCTTAGTGCTAGATGTTGTGCTTCATCACGGGCGATAAGGCTAATAATCTTAGCACTACCTTCCATTAGTTTTAGTTCGCCAAAGCCAAATGTGCAAGCAAATGACACGTAGAAACGAAGACCTTCTAAGATATTTACAGTCATCATAGCAAGGTAAAGTTTCTTTTTAACTTCATGCATTGAGCCTTCACCGCGGTGAATAAATGCATCTACTGCTTCAGTAAATGCATCATAGTGTTTGGTTACACTTACTGCACGTTCGATAATCTTTTCATCATCAAGGATTGTGTCAAAAACTTCACTTGGATCTGGATACACATTTTTCATAATGTGTGTATAAGAACGTGAGTGAATAGTTTCAAAGAAGTCCCAAGTAACAATACAACCTTCTAGTTCAGGAAGTGAACAGTGTGGAAGAAACGCTAGACATGGTCCGCGTCCTTGTACTGAGTCAAGTAGTGTTTGATACTTTAAGTTAGCAGTAAAGATGTGCTTCTGCTCAGGACGGAAGTTAGCATAATCTGCTCTATCTTTCTGCAGGCTTACTTCTTCAGGTCGCCAAAAGTAACCAAGCATAGTTTGGTTAAGTTTATCGAACACAGGAAACTTAAATGTGTCGTAACGCTGTGTGTTTTGATCTGCTCCGAAGAACATATTTTGCTTTGTAAAGTCTACTTTTTCTCTATTGAATACTGTCTTTGACATCGTTAATCCTATTGTTGTGTTATACTACTATATACTAACTGTGGTTGCCTGTCAACCATTAAATTGCACAGGCTTCACACATTTCGTCATCTTCAGTAGACAGTCCCTGAGGCAGTTCTACTTGTGGCTTTTCTTCTTCAATATCACTTGGATCGGTTTTATAATCGTAAGTGTTTTGATAGTAACTTGTTTTCCATCCATACTTATAAGTGTTTAACAAGTCTTGCATCATTACACTCATCGGTACCTCATTGTCTGGATACTGTGTTGGGTTGTATGACCAGTTACCGCTAATAGCCTGATCAAAAAACTTTTGCATTACCGCAACTGTATTGATATAACCTTCATTACTAGGCATATCCCATAGTAATGTATAGTGATTCTTTAGAGTTTGATACTGTGGAACAATCTGCTTAAGAGGCCCTTTCTTGGACTTCTTAACGGACAGGTAGCCTCTAGGTGGCTCGATTCCGTTTGTTGCGTTCGACACAACGGAACTGCTTTCTGATGGCATCTGTGCGGACAAAGTTGAGTGCCTGAGCCCGTGTTCCTTGATGCTATGTCTAAGAGTATCCCAATCATAGTTTAAGTTATTTGCTACAATATTATCTACATCCTTCTTGTATGTGTCAATAGGAAGGATGCCGTCACTGTATTTAGTGCGGTCGAAGTACTCACAAGCACCACGCTCTTTAGCAAGATTGTTTGATGCTTTTAGCAAATAGTACTGGAATGCTTCTGTTAGATCATGTACTAGTTTCCATGCTTCTGCGTCTGCGTAGTTTACTTTGTTCTTAGCAAGATAGTGTGCTAGTCCAATGTAACCAATACCTAGTGAACGTCTTGCTTTAGTTGAAATCTCTGCTGCCTTAATAGGATAGTGTTGATAGTCAATAATCTCTTCTAGCGCACGAACTGCAAGATCACATAGTTCTTCTAGATCATCTAGGTCTTTGATAATGCCTACATTGATAGCACTTAAAATACATAGAGCAATCTCTCCATTCTCGTCATCAATGTGCTGTAGTGGCTTTGTAGGTAGTGTAATCTCTTGACATAGGTTACTCATGTACACTGTGTCTTTGAAACTGCTATGTGTGTTGCAGTGATCAACATTCATAATGTAGATACGTCCTGTTTCTGCACGTTCTTTGATTAGTGCTGAGAACAGTTCCATCGCATCAATCTTTTTCTTTTTAATGCTTGTTTTACGCTCATACTGCTCATACAGCTCTTTAAATGCATCCGGGTCACCAAAGTATGCTTCATATAGTCCTGGAACATCATGCGGTGAAAACAAGGTAATTTCACCTCCGCTAAGGAGGCGTTCGTACATTGTTTTGTTAAGTTGGATTGAGTAGTCTAGTTTACGAACACGATTGTCTTCTGTACCTTTGTTGTTTTTCAGCACAAGGATGTCTTCAATCTCTTGATGCCAAAACGGGAAGTGTGTTGTAGCTGATCCGCCACGCACACCATTCTGTGTACAGCAACGTACAGTTGATTCAAACTTTTTAAGGAACGGAATAATGCCTGTGTGTGCTACTTCACCGCCTCTGATTCTTGAGTTGACTCCTCTGATACGTCCTGCGTTAATACCGATACCAGCTCTTTGAGCTGTGTATCTACCGATGGACATGTCTGACGCAAAGATCGAATCGAGTGTGTCGTCACTGTCAACAAGCACACAAGAGGCAAACTGCCTAACTGGAGTACGCACTCCGGCCATGACGGGCGTTGGGATATTGAGTTTAAAAAGTGAGGTCGCATCGTAATATCTCCTTACATAATGCATACGTTCTTCTTTAGGATAGTTAGCAAACAGAGTTGCTGCAATCATCATATACATATGCTGTGGAGTTTCAAAAATCTCACCCGAGCTTCTATCCTGTACAAGATATTTGTCTACTACCTGGCGCAGACCTGCGTAGGTAAAGTTTTCATCACGCTTATGATGGAGGTATGATTCCATACGCTCGATTTCTTCGGAGGAATACTTTTCAAGAATCTCAGCATCATAAACACCGCGATCGATATTCTTTTTAATCATTTTTTCAAGTGATAATGCTGAGTATTGTCCAAACACTTGTTTGTATAAACCATAACTAAGAAGTCTTGCTGCCGCAAACTGATAGTTTGGTGTGTCTAATGAAATAAGATCGTTTGCACTACGGATAAGAATTTCTTGTATCTCAGCAGTACTCATACCATCATAAAACTGTATATTTGCGTTCATTTCTATTTGACTGCTGCTTACACCTGCTAGATTTTTACAGGCTTCCTCAACAACAAAATGTATCTTGTCAATGTTGAGATGTTCTTTTGTACCGTCACGCTTGACGATCATTGTTCCGTTAGACATTTTTATTCCTCTTCTTTTTTTACAAAATATTTATAGTAGTGGCGGCATAGTGTATTCGAAATGCGATTGTATTGAGTTAGGCAGTTCGTTTGCAAATACATATGTGTCTCCGAGATATCCGACAACGTTGTCATCAACATACAATATGTAGTATGTCTCAGACTTTTTATTGTCGTATGCTGTATGTATCACATAGGTACTCTGGGATAAAACATCAGTTAACTGCAAGGTGTAACAAATTGCAAGAATCTTTACAAAGTCACAGTAAATATTTTCCTGGAGTAGTTCCCAAGGATCTGGCCAAGTACTAGGAGTATATGGATCTGCTCCTAGTCTAGATATTGGAACACGATTGTAGAAGTTAATAGTGTCCTGAATAGGATCTTTTGATGTTTCAAGACTTTCTCGAAACTCGCGCCAGATTGCTAATCTTTCTTCATATGATTTTTCAAACATGTATTATGACTTATATTTTACAGTGTACGTTAATGTTGCTTCATCTCCGCTAGTAGAGTTTAACATCATAATGGCGATTGTGTCAACCGATCCGTCACTGTTTTCATCATAATTTTGTGATTGGAATACTAAACTTTCTTGATAGGCACCGTCACCTAAATATTCATATTCGTCTGATAAAATATGATTATTGTTTACAGGATCAACTGCTATCTTCATAGTACCGCTTCTCATAGCAGTAACTGAGTTACTTTTATAGATATAATCTATTGTGTAACCTTTACCATTGTCGGCAGCAGGCAGTTTAAATAACTTAATAGGAATACCTGCTTCTCCAATGCTAATAGTGTGTGGAGTGTTTATTTGTGTAATAATATCTCCGGCTATTTCTGTATTGTAGGGAATATTAACTAGATAGGCAGCGTCATACCCTAAAAACTCTGAACGCTGGAAGTAATCGTTTGAAGAAGTACAACCTTGGTCGTCGTATTGAATAACTGGTGCTTCGTTAAGATCATCGCTTCCGCCGTTGTTACCAACATTTAAGAACTTGTTTGACTCACTTGCATTATTAGGACCAGCCAAAACTTGTATAGCTTGTTGTTCTATGTCATCAAAAACACTGTGTGAAACAGAGTTTTTTGTCGGTCCTGTAAGTTGTCCGCTCGTACCTAGTACTGTGTTTTCGCCGAAAACTATGCCTTTATTTAATATTTCAAATCTACAGTTTTCCCAATAGTTTTCTCTAATGTCCCAGTCGCTTGCAACTGCATAACTTTTATTATGAATATAAACATTTTTAAATCTATTATTTTGAGATGTAACTGCTGTACTTAAACTGTTTAATCTAATACCTATTGAGTTATCACTTACGCTATCTCCTAATACCCATGTACCGGCAAAAATAATATCTTCAAAGTAACTATCTTTACAACTTTGTAACACAAGACCAGTATGTACTCCTTTAATAGTCATACCTGTCATTATAATATTTCGTGCTTGATTTAAAGTTGTACTTACTGCATCACTTGCATAAGATCCAGGAGTACTTGTTTCGTTTACTGTTTGGAAAGCAATATGGTTTCCGGCATTTATAATGGTTTTTTCTGAACCAGCGCCTCTTATAGTTGCATATGGCGGAAGATAAACTGTGCTAGAAATAGTGTATTCACCCGGTTCAAGTATAAGTTCTACTCTTGACTGAGGAGTACCTTTGTTACTAGCATTTAAGTATAGTTGATCAATAGCACGTTGCAATGCTACAGTTTGATCTGTATTATCACCCGGAGCACCAAATGCTCGTATGCTTACCCTATCATCTAGTCTTTGCTGTAAGTTTCTAACAACTGGGTCATTTGGAGATCTGCCCGTTTGTATATTCGTACCTGATTTGTATTCATATGTATTTGCAAACTCAAATAAGTTATCGTATTCGCTTAGTAACTTTGTATTACCTACATACGGTGCACCTTCTGAAACTGAACCATTGCCAATATATAGTTCCTGAGAATCAACTGCCCACCCAAACTCGCCTGATGCAAGTTGAGGTAATCCTGTACCAGAGTTCTTTTTGCCTCTTCTGATTTGTATTCTCGATATTTGAACTACTGCCACTGACGTCTCCTAATATTATACTGTATTTATTAAAGATTGAACACTAGTGTGATTCTATTATCGCTGTTATTAGGAACAACTTCATGGTGTAACCATGATTCCCATAATAACAAATCGCCAGACACAGGTTGAAATACAAACTCTTCTCTTGTGTATATTGTGTCTTTCTTAGTAGGCATTAGGCGTGTGTCCCTCCATCTTCTTGGGTCGAAAAACTTAATAGGACTTGAGTTTTGCGGCATCTCTAAATAAAATACACCACTTAATATTGCACCAGGATGACAGTGCCGTCCGTGTCTATCTCCAGGTTTCATTTCACTTGTAAAAATGCTTGGTAAAAACTCTATTTCATCTGTATTATAACCTAGCTCTTTTAAAAACTCTTTACCCACACTACAAATATATTTTTCAAAACGGTGAAACTGGGGTAGTTTTTCTAGGCCATTACCTGTTGCAGGTTCATAAGATGTTTTATATCCCCATTGTGCTGTATTATTTGATTCATCTGCTAATACATTTTTACACAAAGGCAACATTTCATCCGCAAGTTTCTTATTATGCAGATGCATTAACGGAGTACTAAAGTGATTTGATATTTCAAACTTATGCAAATTTATCATAGTACTCGTATACCCTATTCCACCATTCTTGTTCCCATTCGGCAAACTCGTCGGGCCAAATATCAAACTGTTGATATTCGCCTGCACGACTACACATAAACACATGTCCTTCTCTAATGTTAGTGCCATGTACTTCGTTGTGTGCAATAGCGTATGCTGTTAACTGTAGGAAGTAATCAACTACCCATTCAGTTTTCTTGGGCTTGTTAGTTTGTTTGAAGTCCATGATACAGGGTTGGCCTTTGTAAGTGCCGACTAGATCAGTTGTACCAGCATAAATGTTAGGAACATACAAGGGTACTTCTGACCCCCATATCTCATCCACGTGAACCATAGCGTTTTCTTTAATCTGGGTTGCCATCATATGTGCTTGTTGTGCATAAGGGTTAGATCCGGGCTCGGCCCACTCACCTGTATCAATATAATCTTCTAGGTATTTGTGCATACGGGTACCAACCCCTGCCGCTTCAGTTACAATCTCTTGTGCTTTAGCTTCACCCACCCTCTTCTTCCAAGCGATGAGGTGTGTCTTATCTTTAGTGGCATCGAGGATAGTTGTTACACTTGCAACAGGAGCTCCGCCGGGTGCTGCGTATCTACGCTTACCCCCAACTTCTACTCTTTTTAGTTTTTCATATACAAACTTATTTGTTATCAGGCTCATCAGTAGTATCTTCCATATTAATCATATCCCAATCATGCATACTGAATGGGTCTGTGTAAAAAGGATCTACCTCTGAGAAAGGATCATCAAAACCTTCTACGGCTATTACTTCTGGTACCATTTGCGTTAATATTTGTTCAGCACCATACTTTAGTGTCATTGTGCTTCCAGCACATCCTGAACATGCTCCGCTCATCTCTAATAGTACAACACCTTGTTCAAAACTTACAAAATTTACTGCGCCGCCGTGTGCAGCAACAGCAGGAGTAACATAGTTTTCTAATACTTCAACGATATTTTTAACAATATCTTCTTGTGTTCTTTCAGTCATAAGATCTCCTATAGTGTTATTATATTAACACCTAAATTATTGATTGTCAAGTTATTTTTATAGTTTATCGCCAAGATCAGTTGCGTTCTTGGCCATTTTTCCTACTTCGTCAGCACCAGGACGTCCTGGTTCGCCTTTGCTTTGTACATCATCAACTTCACTTTGCTTAAACTCTATTTTGTCTTTGTCAAAGTTTGTTACAATAGTTTTGATTCGTGGATCCGAATCATAAGCTGCTTTAAATGTGTCGTAGGAAAATTCTGTGTTGTGAGTATTGCGCATATACTGATCAAGTTTCTTAATGCTGACAGCTTTCTTGCCAGAATCCTTTAAATGATCAAGTACATTGAAAAGAGCGTCATCGCGCTCAGTTAGATCTTTTTTTTTCGTTCCACGCTTTCACGCTTTTCACGGCCCATTGGCTCTTCGCCTCCGGCTGCTGCATCTGCTGCACCCATACCGTCATCAGCTGCATCAACTTCTGCATCAACTTCTGCATCAACTGTTGGTTCCATTGCTGGTTCTTCAGCTGGTACTTCGTCACCCATTGCTTCTGGTGCTTCACCTTCGCCTGTTAACATACCAACACCTTGTGTTAGTGTAACTCGAGTTGTTTCCATTGCTGCATACATTGCTTCAAGAGCTGGCTTTACTGTTTCTGTAAATGATTCGCTTTGAGCAGAGCCCATCTCATCGCGAATAGCATCAGCAAGTTCTAGCATCGATTCAGTTTGCATTTCAGCTGTGTCTTCCATCCAACCAGTAACACGGTCAACCATATCCTTTGCTGCCATAACAAGTTCAGCTGCATCTTCTGCGCCTTCGTTTACTTGTTCTACTGCTTCGTCGATAGCGTCAATAATATTATCATCACGCTCTGCAATAGCGGCATTTAATACATCTAAAAATAGTTTGTTCTTAGCGTAATCTTCTTTTTGTACACTATCAAAACTTTCTGTAGTTTCGACATTGAATACTTTAGTACGTAGTTTGTTACGAACATCTTGTAGTTGTTCTGTAGTAAACCCATCAATATTAATCTTAGCACCGAAGCGTTTTGTTAGACTTTCGTTCAGTGACTTTGCTGTAACTGGTTTTGTAAATTCTCTAATGTGCATGGCTCTTCCTGTTTATATGCATATATTTTATAAAGTATTTATCAAGAAAAGATGAAATAATCTATTTCCCGGCGTACTTGTTTTGACTTTTCTAGTGCAATATCTAGTCTAACTTGTCTAGTTTCTTTTATAAAGTCGTCTGTTGTGTTATTTATAGTGTTTTTAAAGAACAAAGCATCACGAAAGTGTTTAGCTAGTTCATGTTCTAAATCTAAAAGTTTAGTTATATTATTGTATCCTTTTGCTTTAGATTTAGCAATAGCAAGAGCTGTTGATTTAAACTCTGTAAAAGCTACTTGCTCGCCTTCTTTGGCATCAATAACAATATATCCATTCTTACTTTTACGCACCATCATATGTTTGATACGAACTGTATTCTTAGATAATACTGGGAAGTAAGAGTCGGCTAAACCTCGATTGACAATGTCTTCGAGTTCTTTAAGGATTTGTTTGTTCATTAGGGACCACTATAATCTCATTGTTATGGATAACTTTACTTACCAGGCTTTTCCTAATAAGGTTGTTAATAACGAACTGTTCGCGTTCAGTATATGTACGCAACATAGAAGGCTGTGTTATTCTTTCTAATAACTCAGACTCTTCCTTTGAAGTGAATATACTAAATGTTGATATAAGTTCATTAATCTTCATTGTTTAACCATAACTGCATCCCCAGGTTTGATTCCACGCTCTATTTCACCTGATGTTTTTGTATCAAGTTCAAGTTTGCCCTGAGCATTTGTTTTGATCATACCTGGTTTTCTTGGGTCCTTTGGCACAACTGTTTTGACTTGTGTTTTAGGATCAACTAGTACTGTTTCTTTATCATCGTCTTTTTCGATTTGCAACATACCTGTTTCTACAATAATCTCGTTAATCTTCATAGTCTTTTCCCTGCGCCTCTGCGTTTTCTTGGTTTAATCCTTCTGCGGCCTACGTTAAGATTTCTTAACTTTTGGCTTGCAGGATTAGTTCTCTTTGTTCTGGCACTTTTAATACCAATAGTTTTGCCTTTTGATCGGCGTGTTTTTTTCAATGTAACACTTGCTTTTACGTTAGCTGGTGCTGTGCAAGTGCTGGGCTTTGCAACAATACGCCCTTTGCGTGTTCCTGATGTACATCTGTATTTACGTACAGTCTTGTTACCACTCTTACCGAATATGGTTGTAACACCTTCGTCTAGACTTTCACATTGACACGGTTCTGCATAACAGTCGCCGCATACCCATTCTGTGATAAGCTCGCGAAGTTGCATTACCTTCTCCTTGAACTTCTGTTCATTGCTTGCACTCTACGTGAAGCTGCATTAATACGTTTAGTCCTTTTTGCTTTTCGTGCTAAACGTTTGCCTAATCTTGCTTTGGTTCTCTTAAGAGACATCCTTGCTTTAATATTAGGTGCTGCAAAACACTGCTGCATCTTTGCAACAATGCGATTCTTTCTAGGACCAGAATTACAACGATACTTGCGAACAACTTTCTTTCCAGAACGTGCCCAAGTTTGTGCTTCTTCTAGTTCGGTATTTTCGTCAATAAAAAACTCGCGTAGTAACATATAGTTATTTATCGCGAGTGATTACATATTCATTAATATTACGACGATAGTGGAAAGTAGTCCTGCTACGATTGTGCCAGCTGCACCAATAATAACTTTAGTCATTGATTGCTGACCGTTTTGGATAAGTGTATGAATGTCGTCTACTTTTTGCTCAACTTTGGTGAGACGAGCCTCTAAGACGTCATAACGCTGTGCGCATAAATCTACGTGCGCTTCTAGATTTTCTTTTTCAAGTTGTGTTGTTGACACATTAATCTCCGTTAAAATTAAAGTAAAGTAAACTCGTAGTTGGCCTTTAGTAGTTGTTATTAATGTGCCTGGTTACAATGTAACATTATTATTTATCTTCTAGTTCAAAAATAATATTGGTTTTTGCTTTATCTTGGGTTCTGATAACGCTTGGTTTAATGTCAACTGTTTCTTCTAGTCCTGTTATAATAGGACACAGATCAAAGTCGTTTATCATAGTAGCTATATCCAATGCGCCTTCATAATCAACATCAAAAGAATAGCGCCATACTCGTTGCTTTCCTTTATAGTCTGTGCCAAATCCTTTTATAATCTTTTCTTCGCAAGTGGGCTCGCTTATATAAGTCGGATTGACTCTAAGCCCTATTGTATTGAGTATACTCAAATAGTTTTGCTGCTGTTTAACTTTATAACCATCATCGCCTTTGCGGGCTCGTGTTTCAGTAATGTCAAATAAAGTATGTATATTAAAGCGCATGCAGTATTTAAGTCATAAAAAAACAGCCACTTATAAAGTGGCTGTTTAGTGTGACGCCTGTGTAAGCAATCACGGTTCCTAAGGTAGTTAGGAAATATTAAGCAATAGTGATGCTTGAAGCTGCTGTTACGCTTGAGTCGTTTCCAACTCCGTCGATTGCTTCTAGACGTGCTAGAAGTGAAGCTGCTGTGTTTGCGTGTCCATCAACGATGATGTGAATGTTACCACTTGCATCATTCGGTGCAAAAGCCATTAGTGGCTGTAGTTCACGTAGGATCATGTCATATACTGAACCGTATGCGCCGTCTATGGCACGTAGATCTTCTGCTCCGCCTGATCCGTCACCGACGTTTACTAGATATGCGTCTAGCTGTGCTACTGACTCGATTGAGCCTACTGCGTTTGTTCCACCATTAGCTGGTGTAAAGTCATAAGTTGCTGCCATTTTTATTCTCCTGTTTCTCTAAATGGTCAAAACGCCTTTCTCTTGCGTCTTTTACATTTATATTTATCATTTAACAGGAAAAATGGCTCTTAACGGCGCTTTTTTGCTCTCTGATGCAGTGCTCTTAGCTGTTGTACGTATGCAGGACCGCCACTTACAATGTCATCTATCATCTTAACTGCTGGCAAATATGCTTGATTCATGTTAGAACTTGTGGCTTTACCGTCTTTCATATTATTAAGAAATGCTTTTGTTAACTGTAGTTTGTCAGCACCAACTAGATATCTATACAGTGCAAAGTCCTGTGTTGCTGTGCTAATATCTGGTGTGCTAATAGTTGGTTCTGGATCTTGTACAAATGGTGTTTCAAGATTCTTGATTGCAGCAAACTTTTCAAAATCATCTATAAAATCACTTGAACGTAGTTTAGCACGAACAGCAAATATCAATCTTGTTACTAATCTTTCTTTGTCTGCTTTTGTAAGTTTGCGATAGTCTTGCAAACCTCTGCGTATCATTTTGTAGTCTGCGTTTGTGATATTGAATACACTTTCAATACTAAGAAACATCTTTGTTGTAAGTGTAGGTTCTGCACCTCTAGCCAATGATTGAATGTGCCTATTGATATCCATGATAGGTACACTTCTTTTTATCTTTTGTGCAAATGCTGTTGCACTTTCTGGGTCTTTGAGCTTGTCTTGACTGCCAACTAGGAAGTAAAGAAAGTTGTACAAGTCTGTGCCCATAATACGATAGTATTTGTATAGCTCAAACCCGCTGGTCTTTTTGCAGTATCTTTGTACAAATCCTTTGTACTCTGGATACTGTCTCATAGTTTCAAGAGCCAACAGAGTAAGGTACATACGCTCTGCACAATCAGTGTATGTTAGTTTTCGACTAGGACCATTGTCCTTGGTCATCCTTGCTTCATGAAGGTCCTTGATAAAGTCCATTACTTGCCTTTAGCTCTCATATCTGCTTGACGGGCAATATCGTCGTCACTTGGTCCGCCCATATCTTCTGGTTCGTCATCCATATCTGGAGTGTCAGCACCCTTCTTGACATCGCCGCCTTTTTTAAGTTCAGCTTCACCGTACTTCATCAGCTTCATCAGCATTTCTTTTGAAACATCAGCTTTCTTAAGTAGCTCAGGCAGTGAGCGAGCACCAAATGTTGTATCGTAACTTGTAAGTTCGTTACCAACTTTTGCCATTAGATTTGATAGTGCATCGTCTTTTGTTGTTGCAGCACGATCCATAAGTACACGACCAATAGCTGCTAGTTTGCGATTACCTTCGCCAGTTTCATAGTTTGCTTCGCGAGCAATAACTTCATTGATTTTCATTTTACTTCCTTAGTTTGGTTGCCAGCGTTTGCGTGGCACTAGTTTAGTTTTACTTCCAAGAGCGACATAACCTTCGCCGCCTTTTTGACCTGCTGTTGTTGCCTTAACGTCTGCATCGGCATCGTCTAACTGATCTATGATATGATCCTTTACAGACATGATTTGTTTTACAAGACCAAAAATAGCATTAAGACCTCCAGTTTGTTGATCTAGTTCTGCTAGTTTTGCTTGCTGTCCTTGACTTACTTTGCTTTGTTTAAGCCAGTCAAAGAACCCTTTATCAACATTGTCTAACTGCTGTACACGAGTCATATGATTCATGTATGTATATATGATACCTGCAGGATTAGTTAAACCTTTTGTGCCTGCAATAAATGTATCAATGGCTTTTGCGTTAGACTGTGCTATTTTTCTTATGCTGTTAACTTCCTTAGTATCTACTTTGGGTTGGTGTGCAACATAAGTTTGTCCTAGTACCACTGCGTCTCTACTGTTGAGTTCTTGTACATCATCAACTGGTGTACTAGATTTACTGCCGAACTCGTCAAACTTAGTATGAACTACTACACCAACTTTTGAGTTCGCTATGCGCTCGCCGAGTTGGCTTTTGTTCTTGACTGTATAAGTGACTTTGTTCGGCGTAAACTCTACAGCACCTTCGGTTTTTTTGAATGGTTTCCTAGGAGTGTAAAGTAAATCTCCGTAAACGAATCCACGGAAAGTCGGAGGTGTAGCTGCTTTCATTATTTCAAATATCTCTGCCATGTCGGAGCCAAAGTCTTCTCTCCACGGTTCTTCTTCTACACCCTTACCTGAGTTTTTAATAAAGTTGCTTAGATCGTCTGCGCTTGTGCTTTTGTTACGACCCCAACCGTTTTTGCCTACAAGTACAAAGGTTCCGTCGTTTTCTCTACCCCAATAGATAGTAGGGTTACCGTCCCACTTAATAGCAACATCACCTGTATCGCTGCCTAGTTTTTCTAGTACATCGGCTGCTTCCATAGCACCCTTAGATCCTTTTACGAACACAAGGTCCTCTAGGTGTTGGTACTCTCTACCTACCTTTGCTGCTTCTGTAAGAACTGTGCGGAACTCTGTAAATCTCATAGCATTCTCGTACTGTTAAGTAAACTACCACTTAGTTCTTTAATGCGGGCAAGTTGTTTGTCTTCTAGTGTTGTATATCCAGTTGACTCAGGAACACTCTTACCTTCTTTTTCCATTGCTTCTTTCCAAGGACCAATAAGCGTTTCATAGTTTGGATCGCCTTTGATCTTTGCAAGCATACTTTCTACAGTGTGCGTATCTGCTTCTTTAGCACCTGGACCTAGTAAGATAACTGCAATATCGTTCCAGTTGTCTGCAACTACTTCGTCGCCTTTGTTTGGGTCAACTACACCAAACTTAGGGCTAAACTTATAGCCTCTGCCTCTTGCAATACTTGATAGTAAGATAGCTCTGTCTTTACCACTGTACTGCTCTGTGCCGCCACGCTTGGCTCCACGTTGTAGATCTGGGTTAGTTGTCATCATAAAGTCAGTTTGCACAAATCCTTTGCCGCCTGCTATAGGCATACGGAAATGTACTTGGTCGCCAGCATCGTGAATATACCCACCTGTAAATGGTACTGCGCTTTTATCTCCAGTTTTGGCAATCATATCCTTTTTGCTCATGTTTATGATTTGATCATCTGGAATACCTTGCTTCTTACACCAAGCGACAAGTTTTGTTTTTAGTTCTTCTTTGCTTATTTTGTTTAGGTCAGTGTTTAGATCTAAGTCACCGGAACTGTTCTTTTCAAATGTTCCATCAGGATTTACTTTCTTGCCTGTTGTACCTAGCAAGTCATCGTCAACAAACTCCAAACCTACAATCTTTTCAATCGCAGCAACAGTAGGTCTTACTGCCGGTGTAGGTATACGCTGTGTTAGTGGTCCTTCTTGTGTTTTGAATATGTTACCACCTTCTTTAAGAATCGTCATTCTTTTTACTCTCTATTATTTTGTTCATACTTCTGCGGAACTTGCGAGGGTCACCGCCTTTAATACTGTTAATGAATCGTCGCTCTAGCTCACCAGCAGTTTCACTATCATAGTGGCTGTGTATTCTTGTTAAAAGATTAATAGCACTTTCTATAATATTATTTGCTGTTGTATCAATAAGATGATCATTATCTCTGTTACCATGAACAGAGTTTAACTCTTCTAGTATCGAACGTGTACGCTTTTTCATTATTTCTACTCCGTAATGTATTTAGCGTTACGATAAATATGAGTAGTATACATGATGGAGGGCAAAATGTCAATAAAAGATATGAATTTCAAAGAACGTTCCTTATTGTTTGCAAAACTAGCAAGTATAGCTTATTGTAACGAAAAGGACGCAAAAAGTCAAGTAAAAAAACTAGGCTTCACAACTGTAGAGTTTTACAACAGAGACGGTGCTCAAGCGTATCGTTTTATGAACAAAGAAGATATTGTTATCGCATGCCGCGGCACACAACCATCAGAGTTTAATGACATCAAGGCAGATCTAAAAGCAATGCCTGTTGTAGCAGAAACTGTTAGTCGGGTACATCGAGGGTTCAAAGCAGAAGTAGATGAACTATGGCCTATGGTTGAAGAAGACATATTACGTAAAGCAAATATTAACAAAACACTTTGGTTCTGCGGACACTCACTAGGAGCGGCTATGGCAACTATTATGGCTAGCCGTTGCAAACACAATATTGATCTAAACGATCCTATTGAACTATACACCTTTGGTTCGCCAAGAGTAGGATGGAGAGCATACTGCAAGAGTTTAAATGTAGAGCATCATCGTTGGGTAAACAACAACGATATTGTTACACGGGTTCCACTAGCGGCTATGGGTTATGTACATCATGGTGAAGAACATTATATGAACGCTTACGGTAACGTTCGCAAGATAACAGCATGGCAGCGTGTAAAAGATCGCTGGCGTGGAATGTGGATGGGAATCAAAAAAGGTTCTATCGACAACTTTTCAGATCACAGCATGACAAACTATGTTACTAATCTTGAGAAGTATCTCGCCGAATAGTACTATTGTAAGCGTCAGCTTCTTCTAGCAGGGTAAGTCTAGCATTATAGGCTTGCCCTGACTTTATGACTGCACGAACATCTTTAGGAAAACAATGTCCACCGTAGCCGCGTTCTTCAGTAACAGTAGTATGGCTCGCACCAATGCGTTCGTCTGCTCCGATTACATCTGCCACTGCACTGTAATCTAGTCCATGGGCTTGTGCATAATCATAAACTTGATTAAAGAAAATAACTTTTAGTGCTAAGAAACTATTGCGTAGTGCCTTTGCTGCAACTAGTTCTGCTGGCTTTTCAATACTGATACTGATAGGACCTAGAGCTTGTAACAAAACATCTGACCAAAACTGTGTGCCTTTGCCACCTAGGTAAAAGTGGCGTGTGTTGAGAGCATCTTCTTGCCAGTGAGCCGCACGTAGGAACTCAGGACTAAATGTAAGATTTGTGTTTGGAAATGTATGATCTATCATCTTCCAACCTTCAACTGAAAGTGTGCTTTTTATTAGTATAGGAACATCTGGTGCAGCATCAAGAACATTAAACACATTGTCCATCTTACATCCACCGTGCGATCCTTCGGGTGTGCTTACGCAAACAATGATAGCGTCTGCATGCTTTAAGTCTGCATAGTGTCCTTTGTCTGGATCACTGATTAATATCTCGTGGTAGTTTTTCAGCATCAACTCGTGTGCTTGACCAACAAACCCATAACCTGCAATACCTAGTTTCATTTAATCTTATCCCCTAGATAGTCAATGCCAATTAATAACAATGCTGGTGAAGAAACCAATACTGCGAACCAAATATAATCATACCATTCTATCATTTTTTACCTAATGCTTTTAGCATCATCTCCTGATCATGTTTCTTTAGATATTCTTCTTCAATATCACCATAGGTGCTACACTTGTCCAGTTCTTGTTGCACAAAGAATAACAGTTCATACAGTTCTCTTTTGCACCCCCAGGTGTTAAAGCCATCCATTTTTGGGTCAGTTGCAGCCCAAGTGATCTTACCTATGGTTCTGCAAATATCTTTTGTGTTCCAATCTTTTATCATACTATTATATAGTCTTATAATCTATCAGTCAAGAAAAAAGGCAGCTCGTCGTACACTGCCTTTCTGTTTTATAGTCCGTTTGGAACTATAACATAATGAATCAATAGTACGATTGCTAATGAAGCACTCAACCCGATCATCATTTTACCAAAGTCTTTGCCCACGATTGGGAATACACTTTTTGTTTTCTTCTTGCCCATAAAGCTCGCAATAGCAAACTCACGTCCTGCAAGTAAGCCAACGAACACCCATGTTGTACTCATTGGAATATCATTTAGTTCTTTAAAGAACCATAGTGTTAGCCAATAGAACAAGTCAATAATCGTTGCACTTCTAATGTAACGAGTATTGTGTTTCTCTAGAACAATCTGTTGGATCTTACCACCGCCTTCACGGAGCATAAATCCTAGTCCTGCAACAAATACAACACTAATCAACAGCATTAGATCAACACTTAGTTCTCTTGGGAGGAACACTGCGATGTTTGCCATATCGTGTGATAACCAAGTCCACCATAGGAAGCCTGTGGTTACCCATTGTCCAACACGCCAATAGGCTTTGTGTTCTTCTTTGACTGGAACGTTTTCATCTAGCCAACGACTAACAACAAACCATACAGCGTATGCGAAAGTAGCCGCAACTACATAACCCATCATTGATTTCATCAACATCTTTTCTAGCACAAACGTACTTGCGAAAGCACTTAACACTAGAAAGGAAGTTGATACAGGTACACCGACCCGTGTCAATAATAGTAGTACGGCAGGTGCCATTGCGTGGTACCATTGTACTTCTACATGTGGAATCTTATTCAGTCGTCCGTATGAAATGTCTCCGCCATAAGCATACCATCCATACCAAATCGCCCATAATAAAACCGCACTAGCGGCGGCCCACATAACTTTCCAGTTGAATCTCTCATTGTTCGATGCGATCCAAGTACCGAGAGTCTGTACCGAATCATTTGCAATAACCGCATAAGCGGCGAATAGGAACCCTACAAGGCTCCAAAGGGTGAGTGCGTCCATTTTTTATCTCCTCTGCTTGACAGCTACAACACTGTCGCTCACATATTAAGACCGAGCTCGACGTCTGCTCGGCAACGTTATTTATAGTAACATCTGTTTCCTTAAAGGTAAACGAAAAAGTTGACGGACCCATGCAAAAATAGCAACACAGTCTTGCAAAAAAAATAGTCGACTTTCGTTGAATATGGTGTTATAGTTGTATAAATAGTTAGGAATAGGACAGTAATACTGCACTATTCAACACACATATAGACACATAGGACAGACTATGCGCATCATCCATGCGTTACAAGCGATTGCACCGCCGGGGAAGTTCCGGGGTATTGCTTTCCTCAAGCATCCATAACAATAACTTAACCAAGGAGACTAATATGGCTAGTAAGCTATTCAAGAGCCTTGTGAGTATGTTTGGACGCAAAGGCTCTAGGGCCTGCGAAGCTGATATGCTCACATACGCTAAGACAGAGTATGCTAATGATTGGGAATATGCCTTTCACTACATGCTAAAGAACAAAGGTCAAGGACCGAGAATGGGAGTATATCAATAATGACACAAGCGATCTTAACAGCCGCACAATGGCTAAACTTTGATGGACTAGCGGACCTAATCCGCGATTGGAAACGCACAAGAGCCCAAAAGGCACTAGAGCGTCAAACAATCAAAGAACTATCTAGACTATCAGATAGAGAACTACACGACCTAGGGATTGGTCGTTCAGACATCGGCTCTATAGCAAGAGGTACGTTTCACAGAGAAACTAACCCAAACCTTAAGGGGTGGGTGTAATGGCTGTAGCATTTAGACAACCCACTTTTCAAAATCCACTTCCAACAATCTTCAAAGCAATCGGCAAAGGTTTATTTGCAATGTTTATTGGAATGATTGCCTTAGGTGAATCAGCTGGTAGAGCAAGAGCTGCTTCAGAACTTGCAAGAATGGGTAGAATGGACGAAGCTAAAGCACTTATGTTAAAAAAGGAAAAAGAAAATGTATAGTTGGAAAGAACTAGTAAAAACAACTTTTATCTTTTTAGGTATGATGGCATTCTTAGCAGGCTTTTTAACTCTTAATGGACTGCACTACGCAGGAGCATTATAATATGTGGCCTTACACGGACGAAGAGATGGATATCATTAATGGCAAATAAGCCTAACACAAGATTCAATCTAAACGTAAAAGATATAGAGCTCATTGATCGGGCTCTATTTCTACTCCAAACAAATGCTGACGAAGCAGACAAGCGTGAAATACAAAATGTTCGTGCAAAGCTACATCATCAGAAAGTTTGGTACAGACCAAAAAAGAACTACGTTAGTGGTTGACAAACACTAAATACTCTGTTACATTAATAAAGTTACATTAAAGTAACACTACACACATACACACAAGGAGAATATTATGAGCGTAGAAACAAAGTACGGGGAAACTATCCTCAAGCAAACGCAAGAGCTTGCAGACATGTTCAAGCAAGCAATGCCTAAAGTAACAATGAATAAGAACGGTTACGAAATCCGCACACAAGTTTTAGAAATGGCCAAAGACAATGTCTGGAGTGATTTTCATGCTAAGTTTGCAGGTTGGGAACAAACTGTAAAGCGTGATCCTGAATCTGGTGAAGTAGTTACAACTGTTTCAATGCCTGAAGTACCAGGGGTTGATGCTGTATTAGAAGCTGCTGATAAGTTTTACGATTTTGTAAACGGCAAGACTAATAAATAATAGTATAAAAGTAAACTAAGATTTACGGGGCATAGCCCTTAATAATAAGTACATTTAGAAGCAGCCCCTCGTTTAGTTCCACTAGGCGGGGGGTTAATCTTTAGAAGCCTAGTTCAAGATTATTAAGATGACTCTGTTTGTTTTTCTCGTGTAGGATGCCTTCGCTGAACACACCAATGAACTGTGTGCCTGCTGATCCTTTTAGTTGGAACTCGATGTCTGTACATTCATCATACACAAACGGTAACTGTCTGTCAATAATCATCTGCTCTAAGAACTCTGTTTCTGCAACACGAAGGATCACACCAGTCTTTAGTCTCGCAACATTGCGGAAGGTGATAATTCTATTGTTTTGTGAGGCTGAGGCACAGAACGCTGAAATACGAGTGAGAGCATATTGGTAGCCTCTTGGCACGGTGTATATAGCCGCTTGATTCTTGCCCGTGTCTGCTAACATCTTAGCATAGGTAACTGTGTTGCCTGCGTTGGTTAATGTAATGTCATTGTCTGGATTACCAAACGCTCCTCCTGGTGTTGCTATGGTAACCAAATCATTTATTCTGTAGTATTGATTAGTTGTTGTCTGTGTAACAGGTGAAGCAGTTAGTGTGATAGTTTCTTGTATCTCATCATAGTTCTCATCCAACCCTTTGATGAGGACGGTGTAGCCTGCGTCTGCTGTATCCCAGCGTAGGGTCATTGTTTCAGCCACTGTAGGATAAGTGTAGGTAGTTGCGTTTTCCCAGGCTGGAACAAAGGTATCAGGTATTGCCGCATTGTATCCAAAGATGTTGCGAACACTGTTGCCACCTGATTTACCTAGTGCGACAGCACTGTGCCAGTCTATGTGTTTGTCGTTACTTGCCATCTATTAATGTCCGTTGGTTGCTGTGTTGTAGAACAGTCTGCCAGTGAAGTCTGATGTCTTAGCAATACTTGGTCCAGCATAACTAAACTCTGCTGTGCCTGGTCCTGTGTCGTTGCCAAACACTGCAAATATTTTATAGTACTCTCCGCTTACCAAATCAAACGATCCACTTTCTTCGTTAACACCATGTCTGCCGCCATTATCGACTGTAGCATTGTCTAGGTCAATGTTATTGGCAATGTCAGCACCGGCACCTACAAACAAATAACTTGCATCGTCTGAATTGATATAGAATGTAAATGTACCCGAGGCTGGTGCTAGGAAGTATCCATATGCTGTATAACTTGTACTTTCAGCAACAGTGCCTACTCTGCTGATACTCGAAGTGGCTCCTTCTGCTGTGATAGTTGCGCCACCGTTTACGATGATTGTGGTGTATGTTGCTTGATCATCATATGGTCCTGCACCTAACTGTCCAAAGTAATCATCGTATGTTCTTTCATATACACCAGTAGCAAGTGTAAGGCTACCAACGTCTGCTGGAGGTATATCTACTGCACTCCAAGGTCTTCCTGGAAGCAGTCCTGCTGAGTTTGCGTTATCGGTAACACTGTTGTCAGTTTCATATTGTGTAGGTAGTTCATCTATTTCATATTCAGTAACAGCATAGCGTCCAGGCTCTACAACATTGCGAGCAATGCGATCTGCTTCTGCTAGTTCCAGTTTAGCAATCTGTCTTAGTTTTTTGTTTGCCAGTGTTGATATACCGTTAGCTGCCATTAGTATCCCCTTGGATCTTTAACTCTAATATCATCTACGTGCTTTGGACCATTTACTCCGCCTCCAGCAAGTGTAGTAACTGCATCCACGTCTGCAACAACTTCGTTAGGTGAGTTAGCAAGAGGACCAAAACTATCTGCGTCCATCATTGCTAGTATCTGTTTGAAACGATTGTCTGGCTCGTCATTCTGCTGAACATCAATCTTAACTTCAGGCTTTAGATCGTGTTGTCCTTCTACTGCGTCTAGTAAATCAAGCACTTGCCTTACTATGTCTGTTGCTCTCATATTAAACTCCTATACACTATTTAGCGTATAAGTACTACATGATAGACAAAACTCCCTTTGAACAAGTTATTGATGATCTTAAACAAACAGGCAAGTACCGTGTGTTTAACGATATTCTTCGTGAGCGTGGTGACTTTCCTAAGAGTATATGGTATGGACCATATGCCATCAAGAACATTGTCAACTGGTGTAGCAACGACTATCTAGGCATGGGTCAAAACAAAGTTGTTATTGATGCCATGCACACAGCCCTCGACCAAACAGGAAGTGGAAGCGGGGGTACAAGAAATATTGGCGGCACTAGCCATTATCACGTTGCACTAGAGTTAGAGCTTGCACGACTGCATACAAAACCTTCTGCTCTACTGTATACAAGTGCTTATGTCGCTAATGAATGGACACTGGTTGCACTTAAACGTATCATACCTGATATATGTTTTCTATCAGATTCAAAGAATCATGCTTCACTAATCCAGGGTATTAGACACAGTGGCGCAGAGAAACGTATATGGCTTCACAATGATATGAGCAGCCTGGAAGAGAAACTACAGGAAGTTACTAACCTAGGACTTAAACCCTGCATAGTCTTTGAATCTGTGTATAGCATGGATGGTGACGTAAGCCCTATTTCTCAAGTCTGCGACCTTGCTAATCGCTACGGTGCGATGACCTATATAGACGAAGTACATGCTGTAGGATTGTACGGTGAAACTGGCGCAGGTTACTGCGAAAAGATAGGGGAAGGCCGTGTTGATATAATCAACGGAACGCTGGGCAAGGCATATGGTGTACAGGGTGGCTACATTGCCGGTGACGGAACGGTCATAGACGCAATCCGCAGCGTAGCCAGTGGATTTATATTCACTACCAGCATGAGCCCGGTTATTTGTGCTGGTGCCCTAGCATCTATCAAGTATCTTAAGGATCATAACGAACTTAGGATACAACATCAAGAACGTGCTGCTACGCTAACTAGAATGTTAACCGAAGCAGGTATAGAAGTTCACGATGCAGCCAGCACTCATATTGTACCAGTTATGGTTCGCGAAGCGAAGCGGTGCAAGGCTATGAGTGATCGGTTGTTAGACGAATATGGGATATACATCCAACCCATTAACTACCCTACTGTGGATGTTGGTGCAGAGAGGCTACGCATCGCTCCTACACCTCTACATACTGATGCGATGATGAGTGACCTAGTAGAGGCACTTAGAAAGGTATTCAATGAATATTAAAAAATAC